GCGATGCGGCCAAGAAAATGTGGAAGACAAGAAGGCAGGCGCAGGCATGAAAGACGAAGTAGAAGACAGGCTGCAACGCCTCACCGAGACCAAGCGGCAGGCACCGACGACGAACGGCCTCTATGCAGACCCCCTCAACCGGGGCGTCTCGGTGGCGTGGCTCGCCCACGTCTTTCGGATGGAGCAGGCGGCAGTAAAGCGGAAGCTGGAAAATTGCCCGGTCAAGACCCAGCGCCGCCGGGGCGACAAGATGACGACCGTGCTCTACGACCTCCCGACGGCGGCCGCGTTCCTTGTGACGCCCGCGTTCTCGACGGCCGAGTATATGCGAGCGGTGCGGCGGCGCGATCTGCCGCCCGCCCTCCAACAAACGATCTGGGACGCGCTGCTGAAGCGGCAGAAGTGGGAAGAGAACGCCGGGCAGCTCTGGCGAACGGAGAAGATCAGGACCGTGCTCGGCTCCACCTTCCAGACGATCAAGTTCACCATGCAGCTCTGGATCGACACGCTCGAACGGCAGGTCGAGGTCTCCGACGAGCAGCGCGAAATCATCGTCGGTCTGGTGGACGGTCTTCAGGCGGAACTCTATGACGCCCTGATACAGCAGATGAACGAGAACGCCACCGGGCCGCAGCTCGAAGAGATGGACGAGCTGGTGGGAGAGAGCGGGACGGTCGGGGAGACCATCGCCCGGGTCGAGAGTGAAGATGACGAGATCGAGCAACTGATATGAAGATCGCAGGCCGCCGAGAGCTGAAGGGGAGACCCGCCAGCATGAACACTCTGGAATCTCTGATCGTGGATTCCGCTGCGGCCGCGCGCCCGCCCGAACGCCTGACGGTTTCGCAGGCGGCCGAGAAATACCGTCAGATCAACAACCCCGGGGCCTACGTCGGCCCGTGGGAGAACGACACGACGCCCTACCTCGTCGAGCCCATGAACGAGCTGCAATCGCTGCTCTACGACAGCATGATCTTCGCTGGCCCCGCGCAGTGCGGGAAGACGGACATGGCCCTCAACTGGATCGGCTACAGCGCGGTCAGCGACCCGGCCGACATGATGGTGATCCAGACCTCGAACGTGACGGCTCGCGACTTCTCGATGCGCCGGATCGACCGTCTGCACCGCCATAGCCGCGCCATCGGGGAGAAGCTGGTGCCCGGCAAGGCGGCCGACAACACCTTCGACAAGCACTACCGATCCGGGATGCTCCTGACGCTCTCGTGGCCGACGATCAACGAACTCTCGGGTAAGCCCATCCCCCGGCTCTGGTTGACGGACTATGACCGGATGCCCGAGGACGTGGACGGCGAGGGCAACGCCTTCGACCTCGCGCGGAAGCGCGCGACGACCTTCAGGCGCTATGCCATGTGCGCGGCCGAGTCCTCGCCCGGCTACGCGGTGGAGAACCCGAAGTGGGTGCGCAAGACCCGGCACGAGGCCCCGCCGACACGCGGCATCCTCGCGCTCTACAACCGGGGCGACCGGCGGCGCTGGTATTGGCGCTGCATCGAATGTAGCAACGCCTTCGAGCCTTCCTTCGAGCTGCTGGACTGGCCCGACTCCGAGGACATCATGGAGGCGGCCGAGGGCGTCACGCTCGTCTGCCCGCACTGCAACCATCGCTACCACCACGACCCCGGCCACGGCCCCGGAAAGCACGAGATGAACCGCTCCGGCCGGTGGATCAAGGACGGCCAGCTCTGGACGCCCGAGGGCCTGATCGTCGGGACGGCCTCGCGCTCGTCCACGGCCTCGTTCTGGTTGAAGGGGGTGGCGGCCGCGTTCTCCGACTGGAAAACGCTCGTGCATCGCTACCTGACGGCCGAGGCGGAATACGAGAGCACCGGGTCGGAGGAAGCCCTGAAGGCGACGGTCAACACGGATCAGGGGGAAGCCTACACCCCCAAGAGCCTTGCGAACGACCGGGTGCCGGAAGCGATCAAGGCCCGGGCTCGCGATCTGGGCGACCGGGTTGTTCCGGTCGGCGTCCGGTTCTTGGTCGCCTCAATCGACGTGCAGAAGAACCGCTTCGTCGTGCAGGTCCACGGGATCGCAGCCAATGGCGACATCTACGTGATCGACCGCTTCGAGATTCGGCACTCCAAGCGCCCGGACCCGGAGCGCGAGGATCAGGTGCTTTGGGTGAACCCCGGGGCCTATCCCGAGGACTGGAAGCTGGTGGCCGAGCAGGTGATCCAGAAGAGCTACGAGCTGGGCGACGGCTCGGGACGCAAGATGGCGATTCGCTTCACCGTCTGCGACTCCGGCGGTAAAGAGGGCGTCACGGCGAACGCCTATGACTTCGTGCGCTGGCTCCGGCACGGCGACCCCGTGGGGGAAGACGGCAAGCCCCTCCCGACCGAGGACCAAGGCGAGTATGAGTGGCAGCACGGCATGGCTGGGCGGTTCACTCTGCTGAAGGGTGCCTCGACCAAGAACGCCCCCCGGGTGAAGATTGACTTCCCTGATTCCCAAAGAAAAGACCGACATGCAGGCGCACGCGGGGAAATCCCGGTGCTCTTCATCAACACGAACTTGGTCAAGGATATGGTCGATCACCGGCTGGATCGCACGGAGCCCGGCGGCCGGTTCGTGTTCCCGAACTGGCTGGGCGACAACTTCTATACCGAGCTGACGGTCGAGGTCAAAGACCCGAACAAGGGTTGGCTCAACCCCAAGAGATACCGCAACGAAAGCTGGGACTTGCTCGCTTACTGCATGGCGGCTACTCTGACACCGACGATCAACCTTGAACGGCTCGATCTCGTAGGGGAACCTCCGCTCTGGGCTGCTGAATGGGACGAGAACGATCTGGTATTTGACCCGGTTGTGAACGATAAGCCCTTTGACGCGGAACAGAAGACCCGGCGCTCGTTCAAAGACCTTGCAGGGAGCCTCGCATGAGCCTTACTACCGAACAGCGGACCCTCTACGAAACGCGCCTCGCGGACGCAGAGACAGCATACCACGACCTGCGCCTTGGCAAGCAAGCCCGGGTCTTCGTTGACCAGAACGGCGAGCGCGTGGAGTTCGCGGTTGCCAATGCAGGTCGTCTTCAGGCATACATCACGGAACTGAAGTCCCTTCTCGGCAAGCCGACGGGGATCACCGGGCCGTTGAACGCATGGATGCTCTGACATGGAAGACTTGACCACGCACGAGCTGCGGGAAATTGACAGCCTAGTCGGATCGCCCCTGCCGGTTTCTGCCGCGCTGGGGCGTGGTGGTTACGACGGCGCAGCCCGCATGGACAAGCAGATCGCCGGGTGGCGGCCCGCGCTTCAGTCGGCCGACCTCGACATGCTCCCGGACAAGGACACGCTGGACGCACGAGCGCGCGACCTCGGCCGGAACGACGGCTACGTCCAAGGCGGTGCGCAGCTCCACAAGGACTCCATCGTCGGGGCCTTCTACATGCTCAACGCGAAGCCCTCGTGGGCCGTGCTGGGCAAGGATGAAGAGTGGGCCGAGGCTTTTCAGGAAGAGGTCGAGCAGAAGTTCACCCTCTGGGCAGAGAGCCCGCAGAATTGGGTGGACGCTTCCCGGCAGAATGACTTCACTGGCCTGATCCGGTTGGCCGTGGGCGTGACCGTCTTCGGCGGCGAGGTTCTGGCGACGGTCGAGTGGCCGAAGCAGCAGGCCCGGGAGTTCAACACGGCGATCCAGATGATCGACCCTGACCGACTCTCGACGCCGACCACCATGCAGTTCGATTCGCGCATCCGTGGCGGGATCAAGAAAGACCCCTACGGTGCTCCGATCTCCGCGTTCATCCGCACCCGGCACCCAGCCGACTACCACTTCCCCTACGGCTCGGCCGGAAGCATGGAGCAGTGGTGGAAGGAAGTGCCGTGGCGCAAGCCTTGGGGCCGTGCGCAGGTTCTCTACTTCCGGGAACAGAAGCGCGTGGACCAGACCCGGGCCGTGGCTGACATGGCTGCCGGTCTCCGGGAGATTGCGATCACCCGCAAGTTCCGGGACGTGACGCTTCAGAAGGCCGTCCTCGCGGCGACCTACGCGGCCACCATCGAATCGGAGCTGCCCGCGCAGGCGGTCTACGAACAGCTCGGCGCTGGCGGCGGCGGGCAGGGGTCGTTTGGCTCCGGTGCGGTGGACTATGCCTCGCACTTCCTCGAAGCCGTCAACGAGTATGTCGGGGCCTCGAAGAACATGCTGATCGACGGGGTGAAAATCCCGCACCTGTTCCCGGGCACCAAGCTCAACTTCCAGAACGCCGGGGCTCCGCAGGGCGTCGGTCAGGACTTCGAGCAATCGCTGCTGCGCTACGTCGCGGTCTCGCTCGGCGTGTCCTACGAGGAACTGTCCAAGGACTACACCAAGACGAACTACTCGTCCGCCCGGGCGGCGATGGCGAACACGTGGAAGTTCATGCAGTCCCGGAAGCGGATCATCGCGGACGCGATGGCGAACTCGATCTACCGGCTCTGGCTGGAAGAGGCGATCAACAAGGACATGCTCACGACGTTCCCTGCGTCCGAGGCCGACAAGCTCTACACCAACGGCTATCAGAACCTCATGTTCGACGCGCTGGCGGAAGCGGACTGGATCGGCGCGGCGCGCGGCCAGATCGACGAGCTGAAAGAAACCCAAGCGGCCGTGTTGCGGATCAAGTATGGTCTCTCCACGCACGAAGACGAACTCGCGCGACTCGGCAAAGACTGGCGCAAGACCTACGCCCAGCTCGAACGCGAGAAGAAAGAACGGGAGCTGCGGAATATCGAGCTTCAGGAAGACAACAGCGTCAACGCCGCCTCCGGGACTCCGCGAGAGCAGGAAGACGACGGAACGGGAGGCCGAGATGCCGACGAATAACCTTCACCCGCTGGCGCAAGCCTTCTCTGGGGAGCCACTGCTGATCGAGCCTGCCAAGGTCGATGTCATCGCCTCGACGATCCAGTATCTCTCGACGGACCCGGACGCGGCCAAGCTGCTCAACGAGGGTATGTCGGCCGCGTCCATGCAGGCAGACGAGTTCTGGGGCCGGGATGAACACCCCTACCGCCCCTACGTCGTCCACAACGGCGTGCTTCAGATTCCGGTGCAAGGCACGCTCCTGAATCGCTTCAGCTACCAGTTCGGCCGCTGGGCGACCGGCTACAAGTATATCGAGATGGCACTGGCCCGGGGCGTTGCCGACCCGCAGGTGAAAGCCATCGCTCTGATCTGCGACAGCCCCGGCGGCGAGGTCGCGGGCTGCTTCGAGCTGGCCGACAAGATTTACGAGGCCCGGCAGGAAAAGCCGATCCGTGCGTTCGCGGCGGATCACGCCTACTCTGCGGCCTATGCGCTCGCCAGCTCGGCAACCGATGTCGTCGTCACGCGCTCGGGAGGCACCGGCTCGGTCGGCGTCGTCACCGCGCATATCGACGTGTCCGGTGCGATGGAGCGCATGGGAATCAAGATGACCCTGATCTACGCCGGGAAACATAAGGTTGACGGCAATGCCTACGAGAAGTTGCCTGATTCGGTAAAAGACCGTATTCAGGGGAGAATCGACAAAATCTACGGTTCGTTCACGGGAATGGTTGCCCGGAACCGTGGGATCGAGGATAAAGATGTCAGAGCAACCGAGGCTTTGACTTACGACGCGCAGGACTCCACGGCGCAGGGTTTTGCGGATAGGATCGGGGCGCTTGACGAAGAGATGGTCATCTTCACGCAAGAAGTGGCCGAAGCAGAGGATGAACAAATGAGCTTCACGCAGGAACAAATGGACGCAGCGATCTCGGCCGCAAAGGCTGAAGGACATGCGGCCGGGTTGGCCGAGGGCAAGTCCCAAGGCACCAATGACGGTATGACCGCAGAGCGCGAGCGCGTGACTGCGATCATGGGCTCGGACGAGGCGAAGAAGCGCCCGGCCGCAGCGCAGATGATGGTCGATCTCGGCGTCCCCGCCGACAAGGCCAGCGAACAGCTCGCGAAGCTGCCGGAAGAAGCCGTGGCCCCCAAGGGCGACGCTCCGAAGGGCAAGCAGAAGTCGGGCTTCGAGGCCGCGATGGAAAACGGCAACCCGAACGTCGGCGCAGAAACCGGCGACGAGGGCAACGACCAGATGTCGGTTCCCGACTCGATCTTCGCATCGGCGGGCTACTCCCCGGCGAAGGCCAACTGATCTTTCACCCGGCGACCCCATAAGGGGCGTCTTGCAACCCCAAGCCAAAGAGGTAATCCAACATGGCTACGATTAACCCGAAGAACGGCGACCTCACGGCTGGCGTCGCCGGTCAGTCTTCCGACATCATCAACGCCAGCCCCGATCCGCTGGTCACTGGCGACGCCCCGGCGCTCTACACCGAGCCGCTTCCCGTCGCTGCTGACATGGTGCTCGCGGCTCGCGAAGTCGTCGGCTTCGATGCCAACGACAACATCATCCCGGCCGTTCTGGACTCCGTCACCCCGGCGAACAGCGTGCAGGCCATCGGCTTCGTGATGTATGCCATCGACACGACCGGCGAAGCCGACGGTGCGGTGGAAGTCGAAGTCGTTCGCGGCGGCGTCTTCAACCCCGACCTGCTGGTCTGGGAAGATGGCTTCGCCACCGATGCCGACCGGCGTGCTGCTTTCCGTGGGGCTCCGAGCCCGACGGCGATCATCATCCGCAAACCCACCACCATGACGGTCTGATCCAGACCTGAAGCGAGAGACAGAAAGGAAAGAGGACCGACATGGCACTCGACATTTACACTCCGCTTGATCTCTACCGGGTCATGTTCGACCCGCGCCAGACGATCAAGACGAGCCACTGGCTCGACATGTTCTTCCCGAACAGCTTCTACTCCACGCAGGAGCAGATCGCGTTCGACAAGATCAGCGCGTCGCGCCCCATCGCGCCGTTCATGCTGCCGAATGAACCCGGCAAGCCGATCTACCGTCGGGAAGGCGAACGGATCGAGACCTTCAAACCGGCCTACACCAAGCCGAAGGACGCGATCCGTCCGAGCGAGATGCTGGCACTTCAGCCGGGCGAACTGGCCCGCCGTCAGGCGCTTCAGTCCCCCGCCGCGCGCTACAACGCGGAAGTGATTCGCATCACCAACTACCAGCGCGACGCGATCATGCGCCTCTGGGACTACATGGCGGCGAAGGTCATCCTCGACGGCCAGATCACCATCACCTACCAAGGCCCCTCCGGCGGCCCCGGTCAGCGCGTGGTGCTGGACTTCGGCCGGGATGCCGGGCACACCATCATCCTCGGGGCTGGCGCTCGCTGGGGTGAAGCTGGCGTCAACATCTTCAACTCGTGCCAGACCTACATCGACACCGTGGCGAACGCGGAGTTCGGTGGCTCGGTCACGGACATCATCCTCGGCTCGGCTGCCGCCGTCCCGTTCATGGCGTCCGACGACATCGACAAGAAGATGGACTCGAACTTCACCAACACGACCGGCGTGGACATCAATCGGGGCCTGATCCGCACCGATCCGATGAACCCGTTCACCATGCTCGGCACGCTCGGCTCGGGCGTCCGCGTCTGGCGCTACGCCGGGCCGGGGTCGAAGTTCCAGAACAACGACGGCTCCTACACCGACATCATGGACCCGCGCGATGCTCTGTTCATCAGCCCGGCCGTGGACGGCGTGAAGGCGTTCGGGGCGATCCTCGACAACGCGGCGAACCTCGAAGTCGCGGACATCTTCACGAAGATGTGGGATCAGGAAGACCCGTCGGCTCGCTTCGTCATGTCGCAGTCGGCTCCGCTCATGATCCCGACCAACCCGAACTGCACCCTGCGCGTTCGCGTGGTCGCCTGATCTGACGGCCTGAGACAAAGCCCGGTCCCTTCGGGGGCCGGGTGAACCGCAAGACCACCAACCCTGACCACGGAGACCAAGATGGACCTCATCGCACTGACCACCATCCAGCGGGCCAAGAAGCCCGGCAAGGACGCCACCGCCACCACCAAGGCCGTTCCGCCCGAGATCGAGACGATCAAGAAGGGCGCGAAGTTCTCGGCCGACAAGGAGCAGGCCGAAGAGCTGATCGCCAGCAAGGCCGCCGTCGAGGACAAGGAAGCGGCGAAGAAGACCGCTGCCAAGGCCCCGGCCAAGAACACCAAGACCAGCTCGGCCGCTGCCGCGAAGCAGCAGGACGACAAGTCGGGCGACGACGACAAGTCGGGCGACGGCGAGGATATGGTCTAAGCCATGTCCATCCGCCGGATCAAAGAGACGGCACGCGGGGCGCTCCATGCTTTCATGGGGCGTCCTGCTCACCTGTATCTGGATTCGACCACGGCCGACTTCACGGCCATCACGGTTCGCCACCACGAGAAATTCACGAAGGTTGGCGACCTCGCCGGGACGAACCTGAGCTACGCAGAGAACCACGACGACGAAGAGACCATCGTGTTCTGGTGCGACCAGCTCGTCCCCGTCGTGGGGGCCACCGCATCGCCTCCCCGGGGCGCGCTGGTGGTCCTGTCCGAGACGGAAGGCTACTTCGTGGACAACGTGCGTCCTCGCTACGGCCAGACGATCTCGGCGGAAGTCACCCCGGCCTCCACGGCCGACCTCGCCGGGAAAGTCGCACCCACGGAGACCTGACATGGCAGAACAGTTCGCCGTCTTCATGGACGGTCTGGAAGTCGATCTGCTGCAAGGTCTGGACTCGCAGAGCCGCAAGCTGGCCGCCGTCCGCGCGATCAACAAGGCCGCCCGGGATGCTCGCGCGGCCGCTGCCCGGCAAATCCGGGATCAGGTAAACCTCCCCGCCCGCTACGTCTCCCCCGCGCAGAAGCGGCTCTACGTCTCCAAGCAGGCGCAGAAGGCCAGCCTTGAAGCCCGCATCACCGCGCAGGGCCGCGCCACGTCGCTCGCGCAGTTCGTCTCTGGCGGCGCACGGAAGGGGCAGCGCGGCGTCTACGTCGAGGTCGCCCCCGGCAAGGCCCGGATGATGAAGAAAGCCTTCGTGATCCCCCTCCGGCGCGGCAACGAGTTCACGGACACGAAATACAACCTCGGGCTGGCGATCCGCCTTCGCCCCGGGGAGCGCCTTCAGAACAAGACCTTCGCCCGCCGGATCGAGAGTGGCCTTTACCTGCTCTACGGCCCCTCCGTCTCCCAGATTTTCCGCGCGAACGACGGCTCGGGGGTTGCTACCGACATGGCACCTGAAGTAGCCAATAAACTGAGCGACGAATTTCTCCGACTGCTGGACATCTGACATGCCCCTAGACAATCCCCTTCGCCTCGAAGTTCACAAGCGCCTGACGGAGCTGCTGAAGACGATCACCCCGGCCAACGGCTACGCGGTGGACATCGAAGGGCACGTCTACCGTGGTCGGCTCGTCTTCGGCACGGAAACCCCCCTCCCGGCGCTGGCGATCCTCGAAGTTCCGATCCCCCTCGACCAGCTCCCGCCCCCGGCGACCTCCCCTGTCAGCTCCGGCCAGTGGGAACTCATGATCCAAGGCTGGGTCGAGGACGACCGGGAGAACCCCACCGACCCCGCGCACGTGCTCATGGCGGACGTGAAGAAGGTGCTCGCCAAGGAGCGCCGGAAGATGGATTATGACGGCGGACCCCAGAATGGTATCTTGGGCCTTGGCCGGAATGTCACCGGCATGTATATCGGAGCTGGGGTTGTCCGACCGCCTGAAGAGGTTTCTGCGAAAGCCTATTTCTGGCTCACGGTCACGCTGGACTTGGTGGAAGACATGGAACAACCTTACGAAGACTGACGCAGGAGCCATCTGAAAGGAACACGACATGGCAAAGCAGAACTACACCCTCGGCCGTGGCAAGGTCTACCTCTCCCGCTATGTGAACGGCGTGGCGAGCGGGGCCTTCCGCTACATCGGCAACACCCCGGAACTCTCGCTCAACATCGAGTCCGAGACTCTGGACCACTACAGCTCGGACGAAGGCATCCGCGAGAAGGATGACTCCGTGCCGCTGGAAGTGAACCGCACCGGCTCGATGACCACCGACAACATCGACCCGGCCAACGTCGCGCTGTTCTTCTTCGGCTCGTCCGAAGTGGTCACGCAGGCGTCGGTTGCCTCGGCCGTCGAAACCCTGTCCAGCATCGAAGCGGGCCACAGCTACAAGCTGGGCGTCTCGGCCTCGAACCCGGCGGGATACTTCGGCATCGACGAGGCGGGCTTCGACGTGGCGGTCAACGGCGGTGTCACGGCCCTCGTCGCGGGCACCGACTACGAGATGGACTTCGACAACGGCATGATCCACTTCCTCGATACGTCGGCCGTCGCCGTCGCCGGGGTGGACATCGACGTGACCTACGCCGTGGCGGCCTCGACCCGCTCGCGCGTTCTGTCCGGGTCGGAGCCGGTGGAGTGCGCGATCCGCTACATCACCAAGAACCCGAAGGGCGACGACTGCCAGTTCTTCTTCCCCTACGTGAAGTTGACGCCGAACGGCGACTACGCGCTGAAGGGCGACGAGTGGCAGCAGATTCCGCTTTCGCTGGAAATCCTGAAGCCCACGGGTGCCGAGGCGATCTACCGCGACGGCAAGCCGGTCCTGAGCTAAGGCCCGGAACACCAACAGCCGGGGGCTTCGGCCCCCGTCTGGACTCTTCTCTCCAACTGACCAAAGGACACTGCTATGGGCAGCCTGAAATCCATCAAGATCAAGCGCGAGGCGGTAGACCTCGGAGACGGCCAGAGCTTCGACGTTCGGGCCGTTTCGACGAACGACCTCATGATCCTCGTCGCGGAGCACGGCTCGACGCTGGGCCTGCTGTTCGGCAAGCTCTCCGGCGGCGCGCGGGAGCCGGGGTCGCTGACCACGGACACCGTGAAGCAGCTCATCTTCGATCTGGCCCGGGAGTTCCCCGGGATCGCGGCCGAGGTCATCGCCCTCGCCTCCGACGCCTACGACCCCGAGGGCATCAAGCTCGCGGGCGACCTCCCCCTGCCGTCGCAGGTGGATGCCATCGAGAAGGTCTTCCGCCTGACCTTCAGCTCGGAGGGCGACGTAAAAAAGTTCGTGGAGTCCCTGACCCGGATGCTGGTGGGGGTCTCTGGGGCTCTGACGAACGCGGAGCTTCCTTCGCTGACTGGTATTGGGGAGTGAGGCGTCAAGCCAACCTCTGCCTCAGTCACAACCACCACGAAGCCTTCGACTACCCTCTCGGGCGGCTGGCCGACGAAGCCAACTTCATCGTCGCCCGGGAGAACGGTCGGATCACCACAGAAGCAACCTTGCTTCAGCTCGCCATCGGAGGGATATTGTCGAAGGAAGCGCGTGGTGCGTTCAAGAAACAGGTCGAAGCCCTCAATGTGGATACGAAACCGATAGAGGGTCTTCTGGATTAAGGAGCTGCCGATGGCGCGGAAAGATGTTGACCTAGTAATCCGCGCAAAGGATGAAGCTGAGAACGTCGTAAAGAGCATCACCAAGGCGCTCAACGGCTTCATCGACGCACAGAACGGGCTCCAAGAAAACGCTGAAGGGACCGAGGGCGCGCTGCGTGGCCTCGGTTCCGCAGTGGCCTCTCTCGACAAAGCGATCTCCGGTCTGGACGTGGGCAACAAGCTCTCGGCCGACATGGACAAGGCGGCCGGTGCGGTCGCCCGGCTCGAAAAGCAGGTCGCCTCGTCGCAGGGTGAGTTCGCCCAGCTCGAACGCCGGGTGAAGAACGCCGAGACCACGACCGGCCGATACCAGCAGAAGCTCGATGGCGCACGCGCTGCGCAGGAGCGGCAAACTGCTGCCGTTGCCAAGGCCAAGAAGGAGAGCCGCGATCTGGCGGCCGCCTACGAGCAGTCGGTCGGCGCGGTCGGCAAGCTGACCACCCGGTTCGACCAGCTCCCGGCGCGGATCATCAAGACGCAGGACGCCTTCGACAAAGCCTCGGCTCGGGTGGCCGATCTCCGTGAGCAGATGGCCGGGACGACCGAGCCCACGAAGACGCTGGTGGGTCAGCTCGCAGCGGCCGAGCGCAACCTGTCTTCCCAGACCGAGAAGCTGGCGAAGCTCCGGGGCGAATACGCTGCCGTGGAGAGCGAGCTGCGCGCGGCCGGTTCGGCCGTAACCCTGTTCGCCGGTCAATCGGCCAACGCGGCAGCGGACCTCGCCCGGCAGGAAACGATCCTCGGCAAGATCACCGGCAATGTGTCCGATCTGGGCGTCCGCGCCCGCACGGCGGCAGGCGATCAAGGCCGCCTTGAAAGCGCGCTCGACAAGACGAGCAACGCGCTCGCCCGCCAGCAGGAACAGCTCGGCCGGGCCGAAGGGGCCTATGTCGATCTGGCGGAAGCTGCGGGCCGGTATGACGCCGCGCTCGCCTCGACCGCGAATGTCTCCCGGGGCAACCTCGACCAGCAGCTCGTGGATCAGGGGATCGCGGTCAGCAAGGCCCGAGAAGAGCTTCAGCGGCTTCAGCGCGTCTCTGACGGCTACGCGGCCACGATGCTGAAGGCCGGGCCGCCCACCCGGGAGGTCTCGCAGCGAATCCAGTTCCTCGGCCAGCGCGCAGACGAGGCGCAGTTCAAGCTCATGGCGCAGGAGGAAGCCCTTCAGCAGATGGGCCAAGCCTACCGTGACGTGACCTCGGACATGACCTCCGTGACGCAGGGCCAAGCCCGGTTCATCGCCGCGCAGAACCAGCTCGGCGTCGCGATGCAGTCCGTTGCGAACGACGGCTTCCGCGAGCGGCAGGCGATCCGTGATGTCCACAAGGAGGCGTCCACGGCGGCGGGCTCCGTCACGCGCCTCGCCAACGCCACGCGCGGTCAGGCCGACGGTGCGGCCCGTGGGGCCACGGAGACGGGCCGTCTGGCGCAAGCCTACCGGCAGCTCTACGGCGACACCCGGAAGTCCCTGTCCTACACGCAGCGCCTCCGGGGCGAAGTCCTCTCGCTGATCGCGGCCTACGGTGGCTTCTACGGCGTGGTGCAGCTCCTTGGCGCGGTCGTTGACGCCTATCAGGTGCTCGAAGCGGCGCAGTCTCGCCTCGGCGTGGCGCTTGGCGGCGATGTCGAACAGACTGCGCAGGAGATGGACTTCCTGCGGCGCACGGCCAACCGGCTCGGCGTGGACCTCGGGACTCTGGCGACCGAGTATTCCAAGTTTGCCATCGCCACGCAGGGGACGGCGCTGGCCGGGGAGAACACCCGGAAAATCTTCATCGCCGTGGCGGAAGCCGCTCGGGTGAACCGCTCGACCACGGCCGAGATGCAGGGCGTGTTCACGGCCCTGACCCAGATCGTGTCGAAGGGCGCGGTCCAGATGGAAGAGCTGAGGCAGCAGCTCGGGGATCGCTTGCCCGGGGCTCTGCAAATCATGGCTGACGGCCTCGGCGTGACCACCGCCGAGCTTATCAAGATGATGGAAGCCGGGGAGGTCACGGCCGAGGCGCTGGTGCCCTTCTCCGAGGAACTGTCCCGTCGGTTCGGCCCGGGTCTCGGTGAGGCGCTGGCCTCCACGTCGGTTGCGCTCGGCCGCCTGAAGAACGCGGCCTTCCAAGCCCTCGTCCAGTTCGGGGAAGGCGGGTTCATCCAAGCCTTCACCAAGCTCGCGAACGATCTGACCGATCTTCTGAAGAGCGCCGACTTCGGGGCCTTCCTCGGGCGGGCGTCCGCCGCCTTCGCGGTGCTGATCGACACGCTCGGCGTGCTGGTGGACAACTTCGATCTGGTGGTCGCTGCTGGTGCCGCGTTCCTCGGGCTGAAGCTGACCCCGTTCATCGTGGTCCTCGCTGCCGAGATCGGGAAGCTGCCGGGCCTGCTGGCTGCCGGGGCTGGGGCCTTGCGCGGCTTCGCTGCTGGCTCCACCGCTGCCGCTGCCGGGGCGACCACGGCTGCTGCCGGGCTGGGCCGTCTGACCATCGCTATTCGCGCGCTCATGTCCTCCACGGGCATCGGCCTGCTGGTCACGGCGGTATCCGTCGGGATCGGGCTCTGGGCGACCAAGGCCGATGAGGCCAGCGAAGCTCTCAACGAGCACAAGAAGATGGTTGATAAGGTCCGGGACGCCTACGACGCCGTGGGCGGTTCGGTCGAAGAGTGGCGCAACACGCTCAACGATCTGACGGCCACCGAGGCGCAGGCGAACCTCAACCGGATCAAGTCGGCCGTGAAGTCGCTCGAAGATACCCTCGACGCCACGGCGAGCGGCACCGAGGACTTCTGGACCAACTTCTTCGGCTACAACCTGCGCGCCTCGGTTCGCAAGGTTCCGGGTGAGCTGCGCGACGAGATCGAGCGCCTGTCCACCGCCTTCTCGAACGGCGACATGACGGCCGAAGAGTTCTACGACTCGGTGGACAGCGCCGTGTCCAGCTTGGGCGACGGCAAGGAGGAATCCACCGAGTTCGCGGAGCGGGTCATCCAAGCGGCTCGTGCCCTCGAAGACGCCCGGGACTCGGCCGACGACGCCCGCAACATCGTCCGCGCGCTTGGCGACGACATGGACGACGCGCAAGACGCCTTCGACGATCTGGGCAACTCGGCCGCCGACGCAGGCCGGAGCCTCGAAGACATCGCGGAAGAGAAGGCCGACAAGTTCAAGGCGGCGATGGACACGATGGCCGAGGGCGTCGCCTCGGTGAACCGCGAGCTGGAATACATCGCGGCCTCGGAAGCCCTCAACAAGCTCGGCCGGGAAGCCATCGAGAACGCCTCGAACCTCGACGAGCTGGCGGCCGCGCTGGCGCGGATCAAGGAGGCGCAGGACGCCCTCGACCAAGAGTATGTCTCGGACGCTCTCTCCGGCTCGCTGGTGGACCGGATCATCGGCGTGGAGAGCGGGGGCGATCCGGGGGCGCGCAACCCCAACTCGACGGCCACCGGCCTCGGGCAGTTCATCGAGTCCACGTGGCTCCGCATGTTCAAGCAGTATTTCCCGGATCGCGCGGCCAGCATGTCCGACGCGGCGATCTTGGCGCTGCGCGAGCAAGCGGACATCTCGCGGCAGATGGTTGAGCTGTATCTGCGGGAGAACGCGGAGCACCTGCGCCGGGCCGGGCAGGCCGTCACCGACGCCAACCTCTACCTCTCGCACTTCCTCGGGCCGGGCGGCGCGGCCGCGCTTCTGGGGTCCGCCCCCGGCACGCTCGCGAACGACGTGCTCTCGGCCGGGCAGATCAACGCCAACGCCTCGATCCTCGACGGGAAGACCCGGGAGGAAGTGATCGCGTGGGCGCAGCGCAAGGTCGGCATCTCCGAGCAAGAGCTGGCCGTGGCCGAGCAGCTTCAGGACTCCGAGCGCGACCGCGCCGAGGAAGCCCGCAAAGAGGCCGAGCGCCGGGCTGAAGAGGCCGCCAAGCAGCGCGAGGAAACCGCACAGCGGATCGACGACAACGACTTCGAGATCGAGCAGCAGCGGCTTCGCAATGCCGAACAGGAGAAGGAAGCCGCGATCCGGGCCGCGATCCGCGACGCGCGAGCTGACGACCCGAACATCACCGAGGAAGAGATCGCCCGCATCCGCGAGCAGGTCGGGGCGCTCTACGACCTCGAACACGCACAGGAGCGGGCGAACGCGGCCAAGGAGCGGGCGAAGGAAGCCGAAGAGCAGGTGAACCTCCTGCTGGCGGAACGGAACGCGCTCAACGACCAGTTCGAGATCGCGAAGCAGACGGGTGACACGGAGCTTCAGGAAGAGCTTCGCCAGAAGATGACCGAGATCAACGCAGAGCTGATCGCGGCAATCGAGCACGCCCGGGAACTCTGGGGCGTCGTGGGCGGTCCCGAGGCGGACACGGCCATCGCGAAGCTGGATGCGGCCAAGGCGTCGGCCGAGCAGTTCGGGAACGCGGCCGTCAAGAACTACCTCGACTGGACTCGGGTGAAAGACCTGCTGGTCAACGGCCTGACCAACGCCTTCGACAAGTTCGCGCAGGCGGTTGCGAACGGCGAGGACGCGGGCAAGGCAGCGCGCGACGCCTTCCTTCAGTTCGCCTCGGACTTCCTGCTTCAGATCGCCAAGATGATCGTGCAGCAGGCGATCTTCAACGCGCTTCAGGCGGCCTTCGGCGGGACGCCCTTCGGGGCCTTGATCGGCTTCGGCGCGGGGCACACTGGCGGCACGGTCGGCAGCTCTCGCGTGGGCTCGGGGAACCAGACGCGGCAGGTAAACCCGGCAGTCTTTGCGGGGGCCATGCGCTACCACGTCGGCGGCCTGATCGGCCTGCGGCCGGGGGAGGTTCCGATCATCGCGAAGCAAGGCGAAGAGATGCTGACCCGGGACGACCCGCGCCACGTCCTCAACGGCGGTCTGGCAGGCGGCCAAGCGGCCCCGGCCAAGGCGGGCAACACGCGCGTCGTGAACGCCTTCGACGGCACGTCCTTCCTCGAAGAAGCCCTGAAGACTCGGGCGGGCGAGGAAGTCATTCTCAACTACGTGTCGGCAAACCGCTCGGCCGTGCGCTCGGCTCTGGGGGTCTGACATGGCAAAGAAGGCCATCTTCATCGCACTGGACAACTCCGGCTCGATGGCGGGGGAAAAGGCGGCCAACCTCCGCATGGCGATGATCCGGCTCGTCGAGAGTTTTTCGGACTTCATCGACACGCCCGGGAACTCGCTCGACCTCGGCATCTGCATCTGGGGCGACACGGCGGACACGCAGGTCTGGCGCGGCGTGTCCCGGGCGGGGGTCAGCGGGGCCATCGCGTCGCTCGACCGGCTCAACGGGCAGGGCGGCGGGACGAACTTCGCGGCTTTCGCTCCGTCGGCCTTGACCTTCTTCCAAGAGACGATTGGCGAGACCTACGCCGACCGGACCATGATCTTCCTGACGGATGGAGACCCCACCCCTCCGTCCACGGCGGACACGGCGGCCGCGACGCTGGCGGACGTGCTGGACCAGTCCACCGCGCCCTTCACCACGCTCAACGGCACGGAGGTCAACTGCTACGCCGCGAACATCGACTCGGGCACGACCATCCACACGGCGAAGCTCGATAACACGGGCGCGGACGGGGTGCCGGTCGTGGCCGGGAACGCCCGCGCGCTGACGGCCTACCTGAAGGCTGTGACCCTGCCCGTGCAGGAGCACCGGCTTTGGGGGTGGCCGATCCAGTGGGCGCAGGGCTACGACGAAGAGATCGCCTTTCGCACCGAGATCATCGTCAGCCGGGACGGCACGGAGCAGCGGATCGGCCAGCGGATCAACCCCCGGGTCAACTACGACTTCGAGTCCGTGCTGCGCGGGCGCAACCTTCGGACGGCGCTGGCCCGGGTCGTGGACAAGCAGGGCGGCCAGTTCTATGTGCCGCACCCGCGCGAGCCCGCAGTTCTGGCGGCCGACATGCCCAGCGTCGCACTGTCCGCGCAGATCGCCGGGGCGGCCCCGAGCTGGCTGGTTCCCGGCGTCTACGCGATCTTCGAGAGCCCGACCGGCGATGCCTCGCTGGGCGTGGTAATCAGCGTCTCGGGAAGCACCGTGAATTTGGCGGCTCCTATGGGCCGCGCGTTCCCGGCCGGGTCCAAGTTCCGCCTCGGCGTCGAAGGCCGGTTCGACGGTGCGACGCAGTTCAACCTCCTGACGAGCGACAAGGCGCGCGTGCAGACGCAGTTCACCGGAGACCCGGTGGACACCCCGCACCCGACTTTCGGCGCGGCCCCCGTGACGCTGGAAGGCACGGAGCTGTTCGACATGCGACCGAACTGGCGGCAGGCCGGGGAGATCAGCGTGGAGCAGGCCGTGGACATTCTGGACCTCGAACGCGGGGCCATCGACGCGATCTTCCCCATCACGTTCTCGCCGCGCACCCAGAAGCACACCTTCACAGCCCGGTCGGTGGCAGAGCTTGACCGCATCCTCGGGCTGTTCTACCGCGCCTCGGGCCGCCGCAAACGGTTCTTCATGCCGCTCTGGGCCGACGAGATCAGGCCGCTCGGTGTGACCTACTCGGGGCAGACCGGCATCACCATTCTCGGGTCTGATTTTGCCGAGACCTACGGGGGCCTGAGCACCTACCGGCGCGTCATCATCCGCCGCCGGGCACCGCTTGCCGACCTCATTCTCGCCGTGGATTCCGTGACGCTGGACTCCTCGAACAACTCGGTCATCAACTTGACCGATCCCGCACCTGACGACATCATCGAGCAAGAGATCACGAGCATGAACTGGATCATGCCTGTCCGGTTCGCGAGCGATAGGCTGACGGTGAGCTGGCTCACTGACGCGGTTGCCGAGATCACCCTGACCGTCACGACCTTGGAGGGCGAAGCATGACCTATGACGCCATTGAACGAAGCCAGCAGGACGGGATCGCCGCATCCCTCTTCCTGATCGAGTATGGGGACACCGACGACTCCTACTTCGCCTACACGGACGCCGATCAGCCGATCACGCACGACGGCAAGACCTACCTGCCCACCACCATCGGCCGGGACAAGATCGAGAGCGCGGGCAACAGCCTCGACAACACGACGCTGAAGATCGACATCACGCCGAACGCCTCCATCGTGACCCTCTTTCGGGGCCGCCTGCCGTCGCACCAGATCAGGATGACGATCTATCAGGGGCACCCGGAAGACCCGGACGCGGACTACAAGGTCGTCTGGACGGGCCGGATCATCTCGGTCGCCCGGAAGACTCGCTTTGCGCAGATCGCGGCCGAGCCGGTCAGCACGTCGATGAAGAGGACCGGGCTGCGCCGCCACTACCAGTATGGGTGCCCGTGGGCGCTCTACGGCGCGGAGTGCAAGGCCAACAAGGCGGCAGCGCGGGTGAACCCGCTGGCGGCAGCTCTCGGAAAGAACTACATCGACTTCGAGCCGGGCTGGTTCAATGACCTCCCCGTCGAGAAGTTCATCGGTGGCTACGTGCAGTGGACGGACAACGAGACGGGCATCTTGCAAACCCGGACGATCCTGACCATGAACGGCAGCCAGCGGGTCATCCTCAACGGCGACGTGTTCGGACTGGACGTGGGGGAGCAGGTCAACGCATACCTCGGCTGCAATCACCAGCTTTCCGATTGTGAGTTTCTGCACCACAATGTAGTAAACTTTGGAGGGCAGCCGTGGATTCCGAAGGACAACCCCACGAAGCTGACCAACCAGTTCTATTGAGGGGGTGCGCCCATGCCTTTTTGGTTCCTGATCCAGCTCGCCATCGGCGTCGCCCTCATGGTGGTGGCCTACGCCCTCGCGCCCAAGCCCAAGGAGCAGAAGCCCGCAGCTTCCTCCGACCTTGAAGCCCCCACGGCCGAGGCGGGCCGCCCGATCCCCGTGGTCTTCGGATCGCTGGAAATCAAGGGCGGGAACGTCATCGGCTATTGGGACAAGCAGAAGCACGACTTCAAGGTGAAAGCATGACGACGGCGCAGGACACCGGGGACTTCATCGTCACCATTGCGGACGTTCGCAAGAGCGGACACTGCGCCTCCGGGGCGCGCGAGTTTTTTGAGAGCAACGACCTCGACTTCCGGGACTTCCTGAAGAACGGGGTGAAGGCGAGCGTCCTGCTGGCGACCGGCGATGCCCGGGCCGTGCAGGTCGTGAACCGCACGAGGGAGCGCCGTTATGGGTAAGGGTGGCAGCAAGCCTAAGATGCGAGTGACGGAGTATTTCTGCTCCGTCCAATATGGCCTCTGCCAAGGCCCGGTCGATTCGCTCAACCGCATCCGCATCAACGAGAAGATCGCGTGGGAGGGCCGGGTCGGCTCGGAGTCGATCTTCGAGATCAACAAGCAGAAGCTCTACGGCGGCATCAAGAAAGAGGGCGGCGTGCAGGGCTACGTCGTCTGGCAGCCGGGCAGCTTCACGCAATTCTGCTCGGAGACCGTCGCGGCCAAGCTGGGGCGCACCCCGGCAAACGCCCCCGCGTATCGCGGGCTGGCGAACGTCATGATGACCGGGAAGCCCAGCCTGAAGGGGGAGGATGCCCCGATTGAAGAGGCCAACGACGGCGGCATCCAAGACAGCCCCATCAGCAACTTCTTCCAGCTCTTGATCGGCAGCCTGTTCGCAGGCGTCGGCAAGGAGAACGGCAAGGACTCGGCCGTGGGGAACCGGAACGGGTTCTATTGGGGTGCGAACCAGCCCTACATCTGGCCGTGCGCCTTCCACCTGACGCGCATCCCGCGTGGCTGGTATCCCGAGAAGGCGGCCATCGTCTCCGGCACGACCACGCCGCGCTCGGTCCACTTCGCCATCGACAACTCCGGCTCCATGACGGCCGTGCGACGGAACACGGTCAAGGCCGCCTTCGCGACGCTCTTCTCGCAGCTCCGGCAGCAGATCGACGAGTTCGGCTTGCAGATCAACCTCGGGATCAACCTCTGGGGCGGGACGACCAACGAGCGCATCTGGAACAACGCCACGAGCGCGAACATCGACGCGGCCGAGACCTTCATCCAGAACGGCCTCAACGCAGGCGCAGGCGGCACGGACTTCACGCAGGCGGCGAACGGCGCGGTGGGGTTCTTCGATCAGTCGCTCGCGCAGACCCTCGACCGCCGCATCATGTTCCTCATCACCGACGGGGAGCCCACCGACGGCTACCCCGTGTCGGCCGCGCAGTCGATCATGTCGGACCTGTTGGATCGGGGGTCGGGCAGCTACTCCACGGCCGCCGGGACAGCGGTGGACTGCTACGCCGTGAACATCGAGCTTGAAGATACGCAGTATTCCAGCGCCCTCGACAACACGACCGGCACGGACAAGAGCCTGACGACCGGCGGCGCGGTCCCGGTTATCGGGGAGGGGGACTCCACGGTTCTCGCGGACCTCATCATGGACGCCCTTGGTAACGGGAACCCGCCCTCGGCCAACCCGGCCCACATGATCTACGAGGCCCTGACGGATCGCTCGTGGGGCATGGGTGCGAACTCGGCCGCGCTGGACGACACCAGCTTCCGCGCCTCGGCCGACATCTTTTTCAACGAGAGCTTCGGCCTCTCGATGATCTGGACGCAGCAACAGACCATCCAGTCCTTCGTGCAGGAAATCCTCGACCACGTGGAAGCCAACCTCTACGTGGACCCGAGCACCGGGAAGTTCGTGCTGAAGCCGATCCGGGACGACTATGACCCGGAAACATTGGAGGTCTTCGACGAGTCGAGCTGCACCATCCGGGACTTCCAGCGCCGCGCGCCCACGGAGATCGTCAACGAGATCAACCTGACGTGGACCAACCCGGACACCGAGGAAGAAGAGGTCATCACGCAGCAGGACATCGGTGGCATCGTCGTGAACAACGGTGAGATCATCTCCGACAACCGGAACTACTACGGCATCCGGGACCGCAGGCTTGCGGCCACCGTTCTTGCGCGCGATCTGGCGGCCGTGACGGCCCCTCTCGCAACGGCAGAGATCGAGATCGACCGCTCGGCTTGGTCCTACGCCCCGGGCTCCGTGCTGAAGCTCTCTTCGGAAGAGCACGACGCGGAAGAGCTGGTCATGCGGGTAGCCAAGATCAACTACGGCAAGCCGGGGGACTCCAAGATCGTCGCCTCGCTGACGCAGGACATCTTCAGCTTCGCGCGGCCGCAGGTGGTCTTGCCCCCCTCGACCGAGCTAGACAGCGGCGGCAAGGAGCCCACCCTGATCGAATACGTCGAGTTCATGACCTTCAACTACTTCTTCACGGTCAATCTCGTGCCGCCGGAGACCACGGCGAACGTGGACTACCCGGACGTGTTCGTCGGCATCCTCGCGTCGTCCCTCAACACCGATGTCGCGTCCATCGACGTGCTCGGGGAGGTTCTGGACGCGGCGGGCAACACCTATACCGAGCCGACCGGGACCATCATGCCTGTCTCTCGCGGCCAGCTCGCAGTGGCTTTCGAGCAAGAAGCCGAGACCCTGACGCCGGGTTTCAGCTCGCTCACGGTAGGCTCCGGGCCGACCCCCGGTGGCTTCGCCCTGATCGGGCTGGAAGACGGGACCGAGCAGGGCCGAGAGCTGGTCATGTTCGTGGAGAACGACGGGTCGAACTGGACCATCAAGCGGGGCATCCTCGACACGGTTCCGCGCGAGTGGCCCATCGGCACGCCGATCCGCTTCTTCGGCCCGGGGGACTTCATCACCGACGCCGAGCTGGAAACGGCCTTCGCGGAGCGGGACTACAAGCTCGCCATGCAGACGACCCTCGGCGCGTTCCCGGAGAGCTTGGCCCAGACGGAGAGCTACACCCCGAGCGAGCGCCCCTACCTCCCGGCTCGCCCGGCGAACGTCAAGGTCGCAGGGGTCGGCTTCGGGGACGTGGACGCCAGCGACCTCCCGGACGTTCCTGTGACGTGGGCAAACCGAAACCGCCTCACGGAAGATTCGCAGGTTCTCGCTTGGGATGACCCGGGAGTGACCCCGGAGCCCGGCCAGCTCACCAAGATCACCATCCTCGACGCGGACACGCGCGAGATCGTCAACGAGATCGCGGACCTGCCCGACGAAAGCTATACGCTACCCAAGGCTTCCTTTGGGACCGCAACCCGGGCTATTGTCCGGGTGACATCGACCCGGGGCGGCTATGAATCGCTTCAGGGCCACGAAATCGGAATCACCATCGCTTCTGGCTACGGCTTCGGCTACGGCCTGTCCTACGGAGAATAATCATGGTCATGCGACAAACCCCCGGCCTCGGCCTCAACGCTTTCTGGGACTTGGGGGCGGATGGCTGGAACACCGGCATGGACACGAACCTGCGGCTGCTCTCGGCGGTCGTGGGTGCCCGGGTGCAGTCCCGGGTAACGGCCCTCCCGGCGTCCCCGGCAGTCGGCTCCATCTACATCGTGCCTGCATCGGACGCGACGAACGGGAACAAGCTGGCGGTCTGGGACGGCCCGGACGGTGCGCGGCAGTGGGTCTACCTGACCCCGCAGGTCGGGTGGCACTTCTTCGTCGTGGACGAGGGCGTGAACGTCCAGTGGACCGGCGCGTCGTGGGTTGAGTTCGCTGGCGGCGGCGGTGGTGGGGGCGCCTCGATCTACGGGTCGCAAATCCTGATCCAGCTCGCCCAGAGCGCCGGGCAGACCATTGACTCGACGACCGCGACTCTGGCCTTCGGGGACGTGATCTCCGACGATAACGAGTATTTCAACGCGGCCGACAACACGATCCGCATCCCGGCGGCGCAGGAGGGCCGCACGGCCATCTTCGTCGCCAACACGCGGCACACGACTGACGGCACGGGCGCGGTGGACACCACGCTCGAACGCTCCATCGACGGGGGCTCTACGTGGGAGCCCATCGCCAGCTCTTCGGACGACGAGGACTACTTCGGCATCACGACCATGACCGCGCTCGTCACCTTCCTCGGCGGGGACTGGTATCGGCTGCGCCACACGACCAGCAGCTCGAAGACGACGAGTGGCGACCAGCAGACCTCGCTTGCGGTAACGACCGTCGGCGCGGGGCAGATCGGCCGGATCGTCCGCACGACCTCCAACCGGGTCGTGACCAACAGCCGCTTCGAGTCTGGCGACTTCACCGACTGGACCACCAACACGGCATCCGGGACGCTGAAGGTCTACACGCCGCCGGATCGGGAGGCGGACCACGTGCTCCACCCGGACGGCTACGCCTACATGGGCCTGTCGGGGGATTCCGGCGGCCCTTGGTGGATTGAGCATGTCGTCGATCTCCCGAACGACCCCAGCAGCATCACGGTCTATTGGGACCAGCACACGCGCTTTGTCGAAGACATGATCCGGCTGGAAGTCTTCTACCTCGACGCCAGCGATACGGTGATCGGCACCTATGTCGGGGGCAACCGTCTCAACTCGGCCATCCAACTCTGGGAGACCTTCGCGGACACGGCGGCCAACGTGCCGAACGGAACGACCAAGGCCCGGATTCGCCTGAATACGGTCGTGACCGGCGGCTCCCAGCAGATCAACCTCACGAATATGCGGGTCGTCACCACGACCCTCGGCGTGTCCGGGATGCTGCCGGGCTCGGTCTACGCCTACCTCCCCGACCTCGCGGGCAACGCGAACAAGGTGCTCCGCGTGACGGAGACCGGGGACGACGTGGAGTGGGGCGGCAGCCCGATCCGGTTCCGTGCCGGGTCGCTCGACGAGCCGGAGGTCATGGACCTTCAGTTCCTCGGCACGGCCTTCAACGCGGTCAAGACCGGCGACACGATCCAGCTCTCGTTCACGGGCGGCCTCGCGCTGCACGGGGCGGCCGGAGAGGTCAGCGGCGGCGTGACCAAGCTCACGATCACCGGGGACGGTGCGTCGATCACGTCTCCCGTTCCGGGGGAGATCGAGATCGCCATCCCGGGCGGCGGCGCAGCGACTCCGGCGGCCACGGCAATCGAAGAGATCGACGGCATCGACGCGGTTCGCTCCGGCATGTCGATGGACCAGAACGGGCAGCCGCTCGTCTGGGACCACGCCGCGAACGCCTTTGTCCCGCTCCCGGCAGGCTTCAGCCCGATTGCCTATGGCGGCGGCGCGGACCTTCTCTGGTCGGGCGATCTCGCCGGGGTGCGCAACGTGATCCTGACCGACGAGGACCACGGGCTCTACCAGTATGACGAGCTGCACTTCGTCCTGCGCAACGCCAACGACCACGCCGATGTCGCGATCTCTACGGACGGCGGCAGCACGTGGTCCACGGTCTTCTATGCGTGGGCTGGCGTGGGTGGCACGGGCGAAGGGACGGCCAGCTCCGATGCTTTCCGGCTTGGCGGCTACAACTCGGACGTGGACCTTCAGATCGCCGTCGGCGTCTTGCGGTTCATGAGCGAGGCCGGGATGCCGACCACGTGGGACATGTTCGGGTCGGTCCCTTCGGCCAGCGGGGATATTCACTATCGGGGCTTCTCGGCTGCGGCAGCGGCCCACAACACGGTCATCTTCCAGCGGGACAGCGCAGGCAACTTCACGGGCGGCCAGCTCTTCATCATGGGCGTCAAGAAGACCCGGCAGCCGGTGGACATCTCGGGCCGTGTGGAGAACGGCGGCGTGCTGGCGGCGGATCAGGAAGTCCTCTTCCACGAGACGCTGGGGCTGAAGTTCGATCAGGGCTCCCCGGTCGGCCGCATCCGCGTCAACCCGGCCACGGCCGCACCCACGACCTTCGCGTTCCGGTCCTTCGACGGGACGGAGCTGTTCACCGCCACCATCGCAGCCGGGGAGACCTCCGTGGAGATCAGCCTGCCGTCGCCCGTGGTCGTGACCGACGCGCTCCGGGTCGTGGCTCCGTCGAGCCCTGACGCCAACGTGACGGACGTTTACGTGGCCCTGCGCGGGGAGGCCGCCCGATGACCAGCCAGATCATTGTCACCGTCATCGACCCGAAGTTCCGAGGCCCTGTCATGGAAGCCTTGGAGCCCTTCGGGGACATGGTGCCCTCGGAGAGCCTGCCGCGCGTCTTTACGGCCCATGTGGCGGAAGAGGTCGAGGCCGACTTCATGCTCTCCGTGGCGAACGACCACCGCATCTCTGGCGCGGCGGATGGCGCAGGCGTCGTGGCCCCTATGGGCTACGGCGAGTCCTTCATCTACGAGCCGCGCATGTGGAACGAGAAGCACGGCGCGCTGCGGCTGAAGGCGACGCAAGACCCGAAGAGCGGGAACTTCAATCCGTGGTGGCTTCAGCCCGACTTCTTCAAGTGGCGGTTTGACAGCGACCGGCTTGGCGACGGCGTGATTATTGCCATCGTGGACGGCGGGATTCGCTGGGGGCACCCGGAGTTCCGCAAGAACCCCGGCCGGGTCACGCGCATCCACAACTTCTCGTCCATTGACTTCGGGGCGTCCAACCACGGCACGACCTGCGCGGCTCTGGCGGCGGGTGATAACCTCGGGATCGCACCGGAGGCCGAGCTTTGGGACGTGAAGGTTTTTAGCTCTGCCGGAGGCTCCACCACCAACGAGGCGATCACGGCCGGTCTGGAAACGCTCGCGGCTCGGGCGGTCGATCCGGCCTACAACCCGGACGGCAAGTTCGTCGTCGCTAACCTCTCCTTCGGCTCGACGGGCACGAACTACGCCAACCCCTACGGCTCGATCATCCAAGACCTCATGGACATCGGCGTGCTGGTGTTCATTGCGGCCGGGAACGATAGCCAGAACCTCGACACGACGTTCGACGCTTGGCCCGCTGAAGCCTCGGACTATGCGGTCGGCGCGATCCACTACGACGGCCGCCGTGCCGCGTTCTCGAACTACGGCAGCCGGGTCCGATTCTACGGATTCGGCCACCGCGTCGTGACCGTCACCGACGGGGCGAAGTATGGGGAGGGCTCCGGCACGAGCTATGCCACACCCTACCTTTGCGGCTGCCTCGCCACGTGGCTCCCCGGGCGGTGGGTGCCGCAGGACTTCGAGCAGGTCCGCACGCTCCTGTCCGACTACATGGCCTTCTGCTCCGAGGGCATCTACGGCGAGTCCGTCCGGTCGGTTTTCGGGGACGACAAGATCGAGGGGGTCGTGATCGCGCGGGCCTCCTATTTCCCCATCGTCCCGGGTGACGTTATCGTGCCGCAGCTCAACGCCGTCGCACGCTTCGGCACGGCCGAGTATGGCGTCCTCGGGTGGAAGAGCCGGGCGACCCCGATCATCGGCGGGTCGAGCCACGGCGTCACGGGGCAGAGCGCCAAAGGGGCCGTGTTCTTCCGTGAGCCCTTCGGCTTCCCGAACGGCGGGCCGTGGATGGACCCCGCTTATATCCCGACCGGGTGGGGGATCGACAATGACCAGATCAAGAATCGCTCCGGCGCTGCGGGGACCGGCATGTTCGCCGTGAGCAGCCAGAACCTCGCGCTCGGGGAGTATTGGGAGATCGAGCCCCGGGGTGCGGTGGCGGGCATGTCCGTGGGCATCACGAAGGTCTCGAACCTCGGCAACTACAACGAGGCCACGACCGGAATGGGCGCGGCTGGCGTCGAGTGGTTCTCTGACGGCTCGCTCACGGCCGACGGCGTGGCCCAGACGGCCACGATCAGCTATGTCGAGGGCGACCGCCTCATGCTGGCCTATGACAACGCGACCGGCGAGTTCTGGTGCGGCAAGAACGGCGTCTGGGCCGCAGAGCCGGGCGTAGACGCGGCCCTCGCAACGACGGCAACCGGAGCGTCCCGGGCGGCCGTGAGCGTCCCTGACGGGTCGCAGGCGCAGCTCTACGGAGAAAGCACGCACGTCCTCTATACGGTCGCGGGGTTCACCCCGTTCGATCTCGGCGCGGAGATCGAGTGGAAGATCGACCCGGCGCTCATCTCGACGGGCCACACCCTTTCGGAAAACGACACGCGGCTCACCAACACCAGCGGCGGCTCGGACTACCGGCCCGTGGCCCCCTCGGATCGAGTCATCTCGGCAGCGCAGGCAGGCATGGTCTATTGGGAGATGGCGCTTCTCGCAGGCCCCAGCTCTTACACGGGCTACCTCGGGATTGTCGGCACGGCCTTCCTCGCGGCTAACCCGCCGCCCAACAACGTGACCAACCCGGTCTACGCGGGAATGTATAACTGGCGCGGCAACGGGACGATCTGGGGGCCGACCGGGAGCCAAGCGATCTCTGGCGTCCCGACCTACGGTATCGGGGACCGCCTCATGTTCTGCTACGAGCCGACGACCGGGAAGTTCTGGTTCGGCAAGAACGGGACGTGGGACCGCAACCCGGAGACGGAAGCCCCTCGGGTGACGCAGCCTATCGAGGACATGCGGCCCTTTATCCAGACGCGCGACACGGGCGTTTCCGCGAAGCTCATTTCCCTGTCCTCGGACTTCCTCTATTCTATCCCCAGCGGGGCCGTCGCGCTCGGCACTCTCGCCTGACGAAAGGACCACCATGACCGACTACCTTATCACCAACGACCCGTTCGACCTCGGGGGGCTCTACGACAACACGGCGGGCCTCTTCGACCCGGACTTCGCGGACCACGCCATCGCTCTGTCCGAGGACATCATGCACGGGGTCGCGCTTCCCGAGACGGATTCCATCTGGATCGCCTTCGATGTCTACTTCCCGGCCATGACCACGGCCGAAGACGGCTACTGCTGGCAGGTGTTCTCGCAGGACAACGTGGTCATCGGCAATGTGACCTTGACCGACGGTGTGTTCCGGTGGCGCTCGACCTCGGCCGCCGACGAGTTCATCACGTTTGGCGTCCCGCAGGGGCAAGTCGTGCGGATCGACATTCACATCGAGACGAACATCGGAGCCAACCCGAACCAACACCGGGAGACCGTCTACGTGAACGGGTCGCTCTCCATCAAGACCCAGATCAACGCCAATGGCGGTGGCGCTCCGGCCCTCTTCCGGTTCGGGGGGCTGGACTACATCAACGGGGCGAACTGCTGGGTCTCGAACATTCGGATCAGCGACGAGAACACCGTCGGCACGAAGTTCAAGGTGCTGCCGCCGACCGCGCAGGGGAACTACGACGAGTTCACTGGCGGCGCGGAAGAGCTGGGCGACTACCTCTCGACGACCGTGGCCTACGCCACCGCAGGCGGCCAGAGGACGAGCGGAACGCTCACCCCGGGTGCCCAACCCCCCGGGTCGCTCACGAAAGTCTTCTTGTCCTCTACGACGCGCTCCACGGGGCCGGGGGCAGACCCCAGCCAGATCGGGCTCTTTGCGCGAATCGGCGGCGTGGACTACGACGGGGCGCTCTACACGCCCGGCGCGGCGATCCTGCCCATCGTGGAGGAATACGACGTGAACCCGGCGACCGGGGAAGACTGGACGTGGGCGGACCTCGCCACGCTCGAAGTTGGCCTCCGGGCCGTAACCTGACGGAGAAGACCATGACCAAGTTCACGACCTTCCAAGGGGCCGCTCGACGGCTCGATGACATCGACCTCCCGATGCTGGGCTACCGGATCGGGGTAGGCGAGGACGAGGTTCACGCCCTCATGGACGTGGAGGCCCGCAGCTCGGGATACGACCGGCACGGCCGCCCGGCCATGCTGTTCGAGCCGCACGTCTTCTACCGCAACCTGACCGGCGAGAAGCGCGACGCGGCCGTGGCTGCCGGGCTGGCCTACCGGGAGTGGAAGCGGGACTATCCCTCGGACTCCTACCCGCGTCTGAAGCAGGCGATGGAGATCGACGAGACTGCGGCGCTGAAGTCCGCCTCGTGGGGCCTCGGCCAAATCCTCGGGGAGAACCACCTGTCCGCCGGATACGCCACGCCGCAGGAGATGGTCTCCGCGTTCATGGAGGACGAGGAAGAGCATCTGGAAGCCATGATCCGGTTCATCACGAACGCCGGGATCGCGGACGACCTGCGGGCGCATCGTTGGACGACCGTGGCGCGGGCCTACAACGGCCCCGGCTACGCCGCGCACGGCTACCACACCCGGCTCGAAGCGGCCTACCGGAAGTGGGCCAAGATCAAGGATACCGAGTGGTCGCCCGCCCGGGAGCCGCAGGTGCCGGTCAACGGCGAAGAGCTGAAGTCGGTGCAGCGCCGCCTCCGCGCGCTGGGCTACACGGAAGTCGGCCAGCCTGACGGCAAGTGGGGCACGCGGACTCGCGCGGCCGTGCTGGCCTTCCGGGCCGACCGGGGGCTGCCGATCTACGTGGGCATCGACGACGAGATGATGGCCGAGCTGCTGCGGTCCTCGCCCCGGGAAGTCGCGGCCGAACGCCGCACGGCCACGACCGAAGACCTCCGGCAAGGCGGCTCCAAGACCATCGCGGCCACGGACAAGGCCAACGGCGCGGCGGCCGTCGTGGGCGGCACTGGCGCGGTCGGTGTGGGCCTTCAGGCGCTCGATGCGCTCGGCGGGCAGCTCGACACGGCGCAGGGCCTTCTCGACAAGATCGAGCCGCTGAAGGAAGCCCTCGTCGCGGCCGGGCCGTGGATCATGGGCGGCGTCGCGGCCTACCTGATCTACCAGATGGTCGTGGTCCAGCGCGCCCGGGTGGACGA